GTACACTATTCAAACTACCTGCAGTCCCAGAATGCCCAGGACCTGGATTTGAAATTGCCATAATTTTTAAATTTTAATTGTTATTTGTTGTTTTTAATTTTAAACTTAAAATCATTTGAATCTTCACCTAACACTCTAACTTTTATTCCACCAGTCTCGATTTCGCCATGAGCTTGTCTTGGATTAGTGTTTATGTTTTTACTTTTAGCAACACTGTCTTTTATAGCGTCAGCCTTGCCTTGTTCGTAAAAATGTTTTGCTATTGCGTCAGCGTTCATAGCTGTAAACAAACCTTTATGATAACCTTTAGCGTCTTCTATTGTGTTATTTTCGTTCAAAAACTTTTTGGCGAAATTACCAATATCACTTTGGTTTTCTTTTATTTTTTCAGCGTCTTTAACATTAAACCTAAATCTTTTTTCTCCTACATTGTATTCAAATCCTTTAAAGTCTTTATTAAAAACTTGATTTGTTTTAAGTTTAAACGCTTCTCTTTGTTTTGTAGCTAATTGCTCAGATTGTTCTGATTCCTTGTTGTACCTATTAAAAAAATCTACAGCTTTTTGTTGTTCAGGCGTAAGCTTTGAACCAGCTTTGATTTCTTCATAGTATTTAGA